CTTGGAGTCGTTGTTAACCTAGATCCACCCCCGCCCGGGTTTCCCCTATTTTGGGTGGATCGTACTGTGTTGGAGAAGTGCTTCACCTCTCGCTACCACAATCGGTTGAAATGGCAGTAGACAGAAGGGGCGTTCCCGCAAGTGCGGGCCGCCTGATGGCTGGCAGTTGACTGCCAGGATAGACAAGAGAGAAAAAGAAGACATTGCGCTCTGCGCTGTAACGCTGGTTGCCCCACAGGCCGTGGCCCGCGGCGCAAGCTGCGCCCATCTCACATCGAGAACCGCGATCAATCACATAGCTAGGGCGGATATGCCGTCAGTAACCATGCCCACGCCCTTACCAATCATTCCGATTGGACCGGGAACATAGGACGCGGCACTGCTCAGCCCACGCAAGATCCTGAGAACGGATTCCCAGAACTTTGCGTTCTCCGCACAGACGACTGCCAGGGGTAACTCACTCAAGCACCGCCGATATAGCTCCAGAGCGAGAGGGTCGTGGTGTGGTGATGTGCCCGCGTATTGGTAGAACGGAGAACTGGTGTTAACCTTGAACTCCGTGCAAGCCCAGACCTTGAGCACAAACGAATTCACAGCCCCCGCTGGGGTAGCAACCTTGACGATGGTAGCATCAGTGTCCCCCAGGCCGAGGTATGGACCGTTAAGTACGCCGAACATGGAGGCGCCCGTGGTATTACTGGGCACCCTACTGTAGGCCTCGAGGATGGGCTTGAACGGAAAGTCGGGCTGGTTATTTCCCGCTACCGTGTACATGCCATCAATGAAGGAGTGCGAGTAATTCTCCGTTGGAACGGAGGAAGCACTCTCGAGGCCCGCGACTGTCAGCTCCGACACGTTGATGGTGGTCGGGGGGCTGGTGGGGATGGACAGGAAATCGTTCTCAAAGGTCTGCTTCAGCGGGGCCTTCCAGACCTGAATACTACCCGAGTACATCATGAGATTGGACGTAGGGTAGATTCCGGCGCAGAGGCTAGCGTATCGGAATGCATCAACATTTGTAGCTCGTAGGGAACCTCCAGCAGCCTCGTCACCGAAGAGTGACCCGGATCCGAAGGCGCTTGGAAAGGAGAACGCTTGCCAGACTGTTGCTGCTGTAGGAGCAACACCTGGATTGGTTGACGCGAACCAGAAAGCGACTCCAGGAGTTGGAGCAATGATGTAGTAGTCATCACGACCAGCAGTCCCACTGAGAGAACTCGTAAGAACGTCCTTCCTAGTAAGTGTTTTGCCAGCGTACTGGTCAGGGATGCCTTTGCCCGGATCGACGTTGAAATCGGGTGGGGCAAAAGCGCACTTGAGGAAGGCTCTTCCTGCATCTGACAGTCTAACCGCTCTAGCGACCGAAGCACGCTTAGCGGGTTTCCTAGTTCGGCGTCCATTTCCTCGCTTGGATGCCGTCTGGTTATTCCTAACTTCGTTGGGTCTCCCTAGGGAGCCTTTCTTCTTGGTTTTGACCATGGTTCTCGGATTCACAATCCTCTCACCGGCTTGCATAGGAGGGCCCGTCCACGTCTGCTAAAGAGAACTCAGCGTGGCCAACCCTCTCCCTCCGCATCCGAGACATAGACGCCTCGATACTCTGCTGCTCCTCCGGTGTAATTCCCCAAGCCTCGAAATACGACAACCTAGTCGCTAGACTGGGGGCGGGGCTGTCAAGCCGCCCGTACTCGCGCGTCTTCATCCCGGGGTGGAACTCGTACGACCAGGGCCTACCTTCCCCCAGCTCATACAGGCGCCGTCCCAGGGTGCTGCCTATCGGCACACCCCAGTTCACAGCCACCTCCCCTAAGCCCAATCCCTTGAGGTACCGGCCCTCAAGGCGGTGCCCCATGGTTCGCGTTGTCCACAGTGGCCTCACCAGGACCCTAGAGGGGTCCCGACTCAGCACCCAGTGTCCATCAACGTTAATGGGGCGGCACTGACAAAAGTCGACTTGAGAGAACTCAGAGGTCGCCTCATGCTTCATCTCCATACCGAATTGCAGAAAGAACTCACGAACGGGCACCAACTTGGGCACGTCACTGCGGCTCATTACCACCACAGAGTCGTCCCCGTCCACGTAGGTGGCCCCCGGAACACCGCAGGCGTCCAGGTAGCACTCCAACATTGAGGCCATCAGCACCGAGTTACCCAACCCTGTGTTCATGTCCCCAGACATTCGAGTGCCGACCGTCGTGTACGTGGTCCCGTTCTTCGTTCGCCCCTTGTTGGTTATCTGCAACTTAAGCAACCACCTCAGCATTCCCCTGGCCGATTTCTTTGTGATCTTCTCATAAACCTTGTGCTCGACGCGCAACAGCTCCGCAGCCACATGGGCGTCGAAGTTGCTGGCATCAAGCAGGAGGAAGTAGGGATCAGAAAACTCAGATGCTTTGGCCCAAAGGTCAGCACCGCGCTGCGCAGGGTTTCTGCCCTTTGCGATGAGCCTGTGTCCGAAGCGATCGCTCGCACCATACACACGCCCCTCGATGATCTGCAGATACCTCGCCAGCTCCAAGCAGTACCTCTTGTCACGGTATTGGATGCACCTAGGTGCCTTGGACTTTGCAACATCCAACGAGTACTTGTCGTCCTTGAGAAACATCTTCACCATAGCATCTTTGGCGCACACGGGCCTCTCCTTCAGTGTTCTTAAGGCCCGTTGAAACTCGGCCAGCTGTCGCCCCGAGTAGTGGTCCAGAACGGCCTCCCTGGATTTGGGGATTACCTTCTCCCCGTCTCCTAGGAACAGCTGCTCCGACTTCGCCCTCAGCAAGGCAACCCCCTCCCGCGTGGGGGGGGGGGCGGCCTTCTGATGCCTGTGGTGTAGTGCTCTCATCTCATTGCAGACACAATCACTGTGGGTGACGATTGTGCCCGCCCATCCTTCGACCTCCGAGACCAACCTGCCTGTTGTTCTCTTGGTCATGCAGGGCTGCGGACCTGCTCTGCTCTCACTGCCCGGGAGGCGATTGTTGGTAAGGACAACCCCCCGTTGACAGTGAGCTGGAATCCGCAGCCTGTCCTAGCCGGCCACCTTACCACCAGGTAGCCGCGCCGTGCGCGTTATGCCGAGCCAAC